TAAGTGTGACCACGATAGCAGAAAGTACCATGTACTTCATCAGACTCTCCGTGCTTACACTCAAACTTGACACCACGATAAGTGGTCATAGAAATTTGAGCATCATGAATAGCTGCTGCTTTTTTGATCTGGTTACGAATGAGATTAAGTGTGTTCATTGTAGGTCTCCTAAAGAAATGAGTTAATTAAAACCCGTTCCTTCAGTCGTTTGCGTCCCACTTACACTCTTTAGTATAGTCCTTTACGGTCTCTACTAACTCTAACCGAACTAATTCGGGTAAGTCTTCATTCAACTTAATCTTCAGCATGATAGCATCAGATTGTTGACAGGTGAGTGTGCTTGATAGAAGTAACTCTAGCATGGGATGAACGCTCCGTTCCGCGACTTACTTGCGACCCACCGAAGTGGGTTGAACGTATGGTAATACTACCACATATATTTATGGATGTCAACCCTTCTTCTTGGGGGCGTTAGGGTCTTGCCATAGTTTTGGATTGACCCTACCTTCTGACTGATACCAGGGTGGTTTAAAGTTTTCTCTATACTTGTCCCAGTAGTCATCAAAGATTTCTATTTGTTTTCTTGGTTGTACTATGTCGTAGCAAACTCGCCCATCTTCAATGTAAGTTACAATGTAACTATTGTATGGTAAATCCCTAGTGTTTGCCACAGAAAGATCACAGTCTTTGTGTAGTATTTTAACCCTCATCAGGAACGTTTGCCCCAAACAATCTGAGGGAATGCCTCTTCGATTACTTGTCTAGTGATACGATACTTTTTATTCAAAGACTTGTCCTTAGCAAGACACACAACCTCTGCTTCATCAGCATGTAGACCTTCAATCAACTGAATGAACAGTGCTTCTCTACGGAGAGGAGTTAGACCAGTTGCCCCGCCTTTATAAAACAATCTAAGTTGTCGAAACTCACGCTCTAGATATGTATGCTCCTCTCCCTTGGGAGAATCATTAGCAGTATAGGGAACTTCTCCTTCCGGAAGAAGGCACTCGGCACTCTCATCATAACTAGCAATAAGAATAGAACGAAGAGCATTAGTATTATACTGCCTTAAAAGTTTTACTTTATCTGCTTTAGTTTTGGCATTGCTTACTTTTTGTAAGACTTCAGACACTAACAGTTTCATTTTTACTATACATAGCAACGTTTACAGTGGACACATAGAACCTATCCATAAGTTCATTAAGCTGATGCTTGTGGAAGTATTCATGTGGGAATTTCTTCTCGATATTATTTAGTGAGTTGTATTCATCTAGGATTTTTTGTACAATCTCCTCGGGAATATAATCACAATCGATGAGTGTAAGATTTCTGATGTAGTTGTTGTACTCCTCCTCAGTTTTACAGAACGATTGTGGGTCTTGTTTAACCCAAACGTTTAACTTTTTCTGACTGATGGGCTTTTGTCTAATCCCTTTGACAAATGTATCGTCAGTAGATAAAAAGTTAGGAATACCATCAGACTTATCGCCCTTAATAACATGTTGTCTGATATAAGTCCATGGGTTATCCGATGTTACATACCTTTTAGTGACAGGATTGTATTGTACCACCCCTGGATACCTATGGAGTTGAATAAAATCTTTATCTCCAGAAAGGATTAGTATTCTTTCTCTTGGGTTTTTATTCTTACAAAGAACAGCAATCACATCATCTGCTTCTGCTCCATCAACTTCTACCACTTTGTAGTGGAAATGTTCTTTGATTTCTTCTTTGATTTGGTTCAGTAGATCAAAGATAGAGTTCCAGTTAAGACCAGACTTTTTTCTATCTTTCTTTCTAGACCATTTGTAGTACGGGAAGTATTCTTTTCTCCAATAGTTTCTACTATCATAAGCAAGAACTACTTCACCGTACTCATCTTCATACTCTTTTTCATAGCGGGATAAACTCTTCAATATTAGATGACGAACTAAGTTCTCATCCAACACAGCTTTTTTAATCTGTGTCATCAGATTACTGATCATAATCTGATTCATGTCAATAATAATCATCCTCTTCGTCATCCTCCCTGATAACTCTTACTGATAGAAGTTCTTCGTTTACACTGATGCCTTCTAGTTCTGGATGTAGTCTAGGCGTAGTCATTTGCTGGATGGTATTGTATACAATATCATTAACAAACCAACCTGCTATGAATCCAACCACAAAGCAAAGAATGGTTGCAACTATAGCAACAAACATTATAGTTTGGGATTCCATAGGTAACTCCGAGTTAGGTGTCTTCTACCCTCCTCCAAGTAAACTCTACACCAATGTAAAGTTTTCTTTTTAGGAGGGTCAATGTTTGGAAAAATCTGAACCCAGCTTTTTCTGGTTCCTTTTTATCCCTCCTGAGCATTAGCTCCACACCTCTATTTATGGATTGTTCTTCGTTTGTTCTTGGATCCTTTTCTCCGTCCTGGACGTTTGTCATACTCATAGTCCTTAGCATCTTGAATAATCTTTTCTAGGTAAGCAATGATTTTTCTAGCCTTTGTTTTTCCGATGTGCCTATACGCTTCCAGCAGTTGTTTATTTCCACCAGCAACATAAAGATTAAGTTCATCGATAAGATAGTTAATATTAGCAGAGTTGTTTTCTAAAAACTCTGTGGCATCTTTTCGTTTTGCTTTCTGATTCTCAAGAAACTTATAGAAGTTTAATAAGTATTTGTCTTTAGCAAAAGCATCGTCGATAGCTCTTTCGATAATCCAGCATAAGTCTTCATTCATCCTCTTCTTTTAACTAACCCCTTTTGTAGTAACAACTTAGCAGTCTCTATAATACCTCCGACTTCTACACCATCAACAAAGACCCAGGGAAACCCCTTACAGTTTGGATGTAATGCTTTGAACTCGGCAGTATTAGTAACTGTTGTTTGTATATATTCGAGATTAGATCGATCTAGGAGTCTTCGTAACTTAACACAATAATGACACCCCGGTATGGAGTAAACTTCGATTTTCATAGGATTTAATCCTCAGTACATATTATAGCGGGTGTTGGGTCTGGTGTCAAGATTCAGTATCAAAGAAGAACATTTGCCACAGGCGGCAGTTATCTTTCTTGGTTCCGAAGTAACCAGAAGAGGAATGGATACAAGCAGCGTCAAAGATAACAAGTCTGTTATACACATTACCAAGTACATCTACTGGTTCCCAGTCTTTGCCATCTAAATGAGGTGAAGCATCTCCACCATCTTCTACCCATGAAACATCCCAACCTGGATCACGATACGTTCTTGCTCTACTCTTCTTGTTAGCATACATGGTGGTGCCAAGAGAGTAGGGAGCATCAGGTGTCAAGTATAACATACCTCCCCACATTTGAGAATCACAGTGCCAAACCTGAGGTTGTCCAGCAGGACACCACTGGAACCTGCCATTCATACCATGCTCCTCCCAGGCAGTGATCTTCTTACCCATGATACTCTCAAACCTTTCCTTAAGACCGGGGAACAGGAACTGCTGGTGAGTTCTGTTGCCAATGTATCCTCTACCCAGACCACCAATATGATAATCCTGATTGAGAGCAAACTCTCTAACAGCAGCAGGATCTTTGTAGAAGTTGTCAACAATCCAGCAAGAACTTTGTACATCCTGACTGTAAGCCCAGACTGGTTCTTTCTCTTCTCTAGGAATGTTGTCACCATTGTCAAGATAAATCATGAAAGCTTTATCATAACTATAAACCCAGTTGTTATCCCAGATTTTTTCAGATAGATCTAGATGTACTCCAGCACCATAAAAGACATCACCAAATGCTTTGTATGCTTTAAACTTACGGAGGTGCTTGTCCCTAAACTCAATAAACTTTTCACGATGGAAGTTGGTATACTTTTCACCGAGACGATTATCAATCAATAGGTGGCACTCCATGGCGATGAACTCTACATTGTTGAGTAGGTAGTCAACGTTTTCATCTGTAGAAAACACTTCATACTCCCCACCTTCCATGTCCATTTTAAGAAAATCAATATGATCGATATTCTTTTCGGCAATATACTCATTGAACTTGATCAGATTAGCATCGCCATAAATGCCCTTCCAGTAATCCAGATTCTGATAGTTCTCTGGATGAAGAATGATATCTCTTAGTCCACTATCATCGTGAGCAAAGAAACCACGGGTAATATCATACGGTACACTATTTTTTTCTACCAGTTCTTTAGTGTTCTCTTTACACATTCTTATTGCGTCTTGATCACCATCGACGGCATAGAGTTTGGATGGTTTCTGATCAAGGATTGTGATGTGATAAGCTCCACAACTAGATCCAAAATCAACAACAACATCACCTTCTTTTACGTCACGATACCACCTATAAACTCTATCTCTAAGAATCTCATGCTGGATCCAGTGAACATATTGAGTATCCCAACTCTCAGGCCATTGCATATGATGTGGATATTGGTAGAAACTATATCCAGAATCATCAACTGGTTCTCCTACATCCTCTAGTTTATTTTCTTTTACATGAACATCTAATCCAGATACTCTAGTCCTTCTATACATGAAGCACTGATCAACCGACCATATCTTTTCAAATCCTAAAGACTCCAAGTAGAAAGGAAGTGCTACCAGTTTACCCCAGTTAACATCATCAATCAGACAGTATCCACCAACACGAACCTTAGAGGCATACTTATCTACATCTCTAAATGCCTGAGATGTATGCTGTCCATCGATGTACACATAATCAATCTCTTCAAACTCAGGAGCATCATCACTAGGACACTTGTGGATATTAATATAGTCGGAAGTTCTTGTCTCCTCCATAGTGGTCCTAAAAACATTTTCAATCCAAGGAAGGTTTACGTTACCCCAATAATCGGAGTTAACAGTTTCATATTCTTTGATTGCTTCTTCATTAGACCAAGGATCAATGGCATGAACAACTCCTTTACCATTACGCTTGAGTTCCATTGCCACAGGGAAGACACTCTTTCCTCCATACACACCAATCTCAACACAGATAGGAGACTCTTGTTTGCTACAAATGTCACTAATACAGTCAACAATACTCCCTGCTTTATCTAAGCTACACCACCCCCATATACCATACAAAGCATCATTCTTAGCATAAAGTTCAATAATATCTTGCTTAGTGTCCTGATGTGTAGATGTTTCGGTCATTAGATTTTTGCTTATAAAGATTTGATTGCCACCAACATAGTCGTATAAACTATAACCACATTGCTTCATATATTTTGAGTATGCTGGATCACTGGTGAGATTCTCCAGCATTATAACATCAGGTTGATACTTTTGTATACTAAATCCTGATAGAACTTCCATCTCCCATCCTTCTACATCAATAGAAAGAACATCAACTTTCTCAACACCAATCCTACCAAGCAGAGTGTTCAGCCTAACAGTTTCTACTGTGATAGTCTCTTGCTTATTATGACTAGGTATATTTTTATGTCTAATATCTAAGGCAGAAAAACTTACACCATCTGACTCAGGTGTATAAGTTCCATCACTATTATAGTTAATGGTGAACTGAGAAGAACCTTCCGTATTAGAACAAGCATACTGGTAGATTTCACTACCCTCTTCCTTATGTTGCTTGACAAACTTAGGGTTAGGATCAATCGATATTGTTCTCCATCCAGAATCTCTAAAGTGCTTTGAGTTGCTGATGAATGTCGGTGGACCAGCACCAACTTCTACCATAACACCTTTGTAATCATAGTCTGGATAAAATCTTTCACGGATGATCTTATCCTCATGGCAATGGCTATAATACATTAATGTAGTCCTTCAAGTCAATGTTTATTTTTTGTAAATGGTTCCCAATGTTCCCAATGATATTTATGTATAGCCCAAATACCTGCTATTGGAACAACGATCAGCAGTGTCGCTAGAAACCCCAGACTAATAGGGTTCTCCATTATATGCCTAACCAGGATAAGCATGTGTACATCCCCAAACAAGTAATGTTACTATTGGTGTCCCCACAAACAGGGTCTTTAT